ATGATAGGGCAGATTTTTTTTAATGAAGTCAAAGCTAGTTTTAATTTGAGGAAGCCGAAAAGTGACAGACCAACGAATATATATCTGGTATGCCGAATAAATAAAAAGCAGGTAAAGTTATCTACAGGAGTAAGAGTGTATCCCGACCAATGGAATACTAAAAAGCAGGAAGCGTATGTAAGTCCAAGATTAACCGAGTTGGATAATATAAATAACGCAATAGTAAACGATGAGATAAATAAACTCAAAGCAGATTTTATTGATTTTAAGCGTTATATTTGCGATAATCCAAATGAGATTGATAATAGCTTATTTTTACTAAAGAAATATATTTACAAAGATAGGATGATGAAACAACAAGAATTGCAGAAGCCTGTTCAGTGGCTTCGTAGAGCTATTAGCCAAGATAAAACGATAAAATCAGATGGACAAAGGAATACATTGGCTATTTATTTGGGACATTTAAAAGTATTTGAAGAATTTTTAAAAGCAACAGATAGAGAGGATATAACGTTTACTGACATAAATTTGGCTCTAATCAAAGATTATGAAACTTATCTGTTTAATAAACAGGTAGGTAAAGGTAAGACTACTAAAACAAGTACTGTTGGTAATAAAGTAACTGCTTTGATTTCAATTATAAAGAGAGCAGAACCATACGGCTTAATAGACACTTCAGCAGCGAAGTTGAACCTGTATAAGAAGCCCAAAAGTAGGGAAGGTGATGATAATGAAATATATCTGTCAGAAGAAGAAGTAAGCAAAATGTATGCTTTAGAACTCAAAGGCTTAGAAGAAAAGGCTAGAGATGTTTTTGTATTACAATGTTGGACAGGGCAGAGGTTCAGTGATATGCAATTGTTAAATAATGGTACTATTAAAGACTTTGATAATGGGAAGATATTGGAAATAGTGCAAAAGAAAAGAGCACATAAAGTTTCGATACCGTTGTTTCCTATTGCTTTAGAGATACTGGAAAAGTATAATTATCAATTGCCAAAGGTACGTGAAAATACTATGTTGAAATACATAAAGGAAGCAGGACAAAAGGCAGGTATAACAGGTAAACATATTGTAACAGAAGATAGAGGTTCAAAAATAACTAATACTACTTATTGTAGATATGAATTGATAGGTACACATACAGGAAGACGTTCATTCATTAGTAATATGCTGAAACGTGGCTATGATAGTCATATACTTATGAGAATAACAGGGCATACTACAGAAATGGCATTTAAGAAATATGCTAAAATAAGTTCAGAAGATGCAGCTAACTTGATGCTAGAAACAGAAGCTAGCAAGATTGAACAAACTAGTAAAGTTGAGCAGTCTAATAAGGTTGCTACTGTTAGTAATGAGAATATAGCAGAAGCAATAAGTAAAGGTATTGAAGCTGGTTTGAAACATAAGAATGATATAGCCTATGGCTTGTTACTTAATAGTCAGGAAAGCAATATTGAATCTTACGGAATAGATAGAGATGTGGACATAAGCCAATTCGATTTAAATAAGAATGAAATAGACTTTCTTAATAGGTCAATGGATAATTTTGAAGTTGGAACACCATCTTTAAAGGTAAGGAAAGTACTGAATAGATTGCTGGAGCTGGGAATAGTGGTACGGCTTAAATAGATTTATGAAAAAGCCCACCTTGAAATTAATCAAAGTGGGTTTAATCTAAGGACTTTAAATACCTTGTAAGTCTTTGTTTATGTCGTTTATACGTCTACGAATTTCGTCCGAGAAATACCTTGGAGAAAGGAGTTCCTGTAAATAGAAATCTCTGTTGGCAGAATCTGATTTCTCAAAAATGTAATCTAAGATGTCTTTATTGTCAGGATTTAAGATGTATTCTTTAAAATTGTCCAATGTTATAAGACTGCCTGATTCAGGGTCTGGAAATCTTTGTAAGTAATTATCAAACTTCCTTTTCATTTCTTCTAATCTTTCTTTTTGCATAGTATAATTATTAATTGGTTATGCAGCAAAGGTAGTGATATCTTTCAAACTACCATTCCTCCATCTACCATTTTTTCTGATAAAGATTCCAGCCAGATTAGTAGGTATCATAATAACACCTTTGGTTGTTTTGTAGTAGTTGTAATTGGCAGTAGTGTAATTGCAGTACGCTGTTTCAGAACGTAAATTCTTTACTTTGTCTGCATTATATATAAAGCATATATCTTCGCCAAAGAAGTTGACGTACCACGCTGCTTTACAATCGTGAGTATCCTTGACAGTTAGTAGACTTTTAAGTTTTTCAGTTTCCATTAAATGAGTGGGATAATTAACGTACCGTATATCCCTGCATTTTATTTCAGCTACTATTTTATCTTCGTTGTGTATTAAATAGAAATCTACGGGATTATATCTACCAGTAGATTCCTTGTATTTGGTTATATTTCCATCTTCTAATAATGACTTGAATAAGTCCCTTCCTTTACGTTCCATTGCTAAAAAGTTATCCATTTGCTAGTAATTTGATTACTAGCCTGTTTCTATATTACATATTCATAAACATTAGCCATTGTGCATTTTCATTACAGGCTAATTAGGTTAATATATTTATTGTCTTGTATTGATAATCCTATCTGCTTCTTTCGTGATGTGTTGCTTAATCTCTTTTACTGTGAATCTTACTAAGTAAGTTGATAATAGTGCTACTGCAATAAGTGTAATGTAAATCATAATTGTTTATTTAAATAAATATTGTTTTGGTGTATCTTATTTACTTGAATACTATCTTTGGTCTGTAAATCTCATATCCTTTGACTGTTTTACCGTCAATCCACTTGGCGACAGGTTTACAATCAAACCATCTATCAAGGTCTGTAGCTTTGACTTTATCGGTAATACCTAGTATATCATACGCTTCTCTAATCCAGCTCTTAATATCAGCGTTACTAAAGAATCCAGTCTTTATCTGCTTGCTAAGTATTTGTACTATCTTCGTGTCTCTGTTTTTATCCGATTCCAGACTGATAAGAGCTTTCTCTATAGCTGTTTTGATATATCGCAAACTTCTAACTTTATCAGTTCCTAATTTGTGATAGGCAGGTACTACTAATGGCTGTACTCTAACTATTTCGTCTGTTTCTGGAGTAATAACCAGATTCTGTAGTAGTTCCGTATATCTAAGGAAAGCATCTTTAAAAGATAGTTTCTTTCCTGCTTTATTCATTGTTTCGTTTAGTCTTTCATATTCTAATTCAGTGGTCATATTTCCGTTTGCATTGTGTTCCTTTCTTAAAGCGATACCATCATTATAGATAACCTTTTCCAATTTGAAATTATACAGGTCTAACTTTACCAGCATATCATTAAGGAAGTAGTTACCTTCTTTGTCACACACAGCATAGGCACTGTTAAGCATCTTTTCAGCCATACTCTTAGCTTTCTTGCTACTATTGTTGATAGCAGCAATTAATTCGTTTGCACCTTCTATTTCATCATTCATTCTTTGTACCATTTCTTCATAGGTAATATCTAGATTTAGCTTCCTTTTTCCCACACTATTAAAGATGTGTACCATTATGTTTCTAAATGGATTGGATTCAGTCCTGATTCTACCAGCTATCTGGTAAATGTCAGTGGATATATCGAGCAGGGTATTAGTATTGCTGGAATTACTAACCACGAAGCACATACCTGTTTCACTGAAATAATCAGCACCTTCAAATGATTTGGAAGTAATGAAAGTAAATGGCTTATTGGTACTTCTACTGTTGCTGATAGTATATCCTGCTAATTTGTCCCTGTTTGACGGATTATCTGCACATACAATCTTTACTTCATCGTTACCAAGTTGGCAATATTCTAAGATAGAAGCTATATCTGTAACAGAATTTATAAAGAAATATGCTTCTGTACTTTTATTGCCGTTTATTTCCAGATAGCCATCTTTCTTATAAGCGTTAATATAATTGGCTGCCTTTACATAGGGGTGATTGGTCTGGTCTAATTTTACTATTAAAGTGTCTGTATTATCCCATTTGGCTTCTACCAGTTCCACATCTGAAAGGATGGACGGAGTGAAATCTGCACTGATTGGAGTGGCAGACATAAAACAGAATGATTTATATTTTCTAAAGCTATCCAGTACACCGTCAACAGCTTTCTGTCTATAACTGTATGCTTTTAGCAATATATGATATTCATCTATAAGCAGTCTGAAATCGGTAGGATTTAGGTACTGTTCTAAATATTCCATCTTATCATAGGTACACATTATCTTTTTTATTCCAGTGCTGGAAGCATATTTCTTTAGCTCTTTTTTGGCTTGGTAAGTAAAAGTACCGAATAATCCAAATACAGGCTGCTCTTTGCCATCATAGGATGTAATAGTAGTAAGACCAGATTCTGTTAAGCCCGTCTTATTTACAATAAGCTCTGTAGTAGGTACTGCAATGATATAGGATTCATCATTAAAGAGGACTACAGTAGTACCACCACAGCCAGTAACTACTTTATTAAAGATACAATTATGTGGTAAATCAGGTAAGTTTAAATATCCATTAGTTGAATTTATTTTTAAGGTTTTCATAGGTTTTTACATATTAAATTAAGGTAGTAAGTAATCTGAATAGTAGTAAATCTGAATTTAGAAGTTAATCTGGTTAAAATCTTTGGTCTTGACTTCCTTACTTTTTTGGTATGGTATAAGGTAGCATTTGCAAATTTTGGTAAGGATTGGGATAAAATAATAAGCGTATCACTACGCCTATTATTCGCTGTTTCAATTTACTAATTTAAGAAAATGCAGGGAAGAACTGCATTTTTAACAATGGAATCCCAGAGGGGATTATATGAATTATGAAAAATGAATCAAAAAGAAGGAACTAGCTACTATTATTCACTAGTTCCATATTTTAGTCAGAATTTCGCAACAATAGAAGCATTTATGATAGTAGCTGCTTCTTCTAATTTGTTGATACAAAGATAATAAAACTTTTTTACTATAAAAACTGGAAGATACACAAATTTGAAAAATAGTGTACAGGTGTTTCTAAGCTCTGTATTTACCTACCAGATGTGCGTGAATGCTGGATGAATGAAGGTGAAATATGTCTTTTTATCGTTTCTTTCCAGTATCCCGTTTTCAAGAGCAAAGTATATGCTGTCGTGTTGTATGCTTACTTCGTGGACTATTCGATTAAGTGAGAGGTCTACAATATTAGTACCTATTCTGGTATATGATTTAAGTCGTATAAGTGCTCCTAATTGGTTCTTATTGCCATTAATGTTAAGCAGGTCTGAATCTATGGTTATATATAGTCTATCAGGTTCAGTGTAGCTGTATGTGTTATATGTTCCAGTTCTATCTATGTCTAAGTATCCTAGTTCATCAAATTTCTTTAAATGCTTGAATACAGTAGTTTCACCTATACCACAGGTACGTACTACATCTTTAATTGTTGCATCTGGATTATTGGCTATTGTTACTAGTGTACAGAAGTAGGTGAACGCTTCGTTATTAGTAAGATTCTGAATGTATTGGATGTTTAATTTAATTTTCATTGTGAAATGTTGTTGATGAACGATGTATAATTTGTATCTTTGTCAATAATAATCTGATTATATTATGAAATATTCAAGAAATCAAATAAATAAGGCTGGTGACACAATTCTTACTTCAAAAGACCCTGTCATTGTAACAACTGCTATTGAAATGGTGAATGATTGGAGAACTAATCATTTAGTACCTCTTAATACTTTAGGCAATAAAGTTGTAGAAGTTTTAAATGAGAATAAGATAAAACCAATGTTTACTTCTCAAAGACTTAAGCGATTAACTTCTATACAATACAAATTGGATTTGAATCCTTCTATGAAATTAGGAGGAATGCAGGATATAGGTGGTTTTAGAATTGTATTAAAGGATGTTCCTGCTTTAAATAAGGCTTTGACAATGTTTTTAAATAAAGAGTTTGATGATTTTACCCTTGAAAAAATTAATGATTATGTGACAGAACCTAAAATTAGCGGTTATAGAAGTATTCATTTTGTTTATAAATACCACTCTACTGATGAAACGTATGATGGTTTAAGAGTTGAATTACAGATTAGAACTAAATTACAACATAACTGGGCTACTGCTGTTGAAACGGCTGGTTTATATACTCAAACATCTTTAAAATCTAATCAGGGAGATAATAAATGGTTGAGCTTTTTTAAAATAGTGAGCTCATTATTTGCTATAAAAGAACGATTACCTGTAATGATTGAACATAAAGGGATTGGTATGGAGAAGTTAATGGTTATGTGCCATACCTTAAATCAAAAAAATAAATTTAGTGATATTCTTAAAGCTCTTAGGGTTACAGTTCATTCAATTGAACAAAATTTTCTGGATAAGGAGTATTATATTATATATATAGATTTCTTGGAAATGAAAGTGAATATTTATGCGTATGAACAAGAGGAGGAAAATGATGCATCATTACAATATTCAGAGTTAGAAAAAGGTATTGAAGATAATAAAAATGCAGTGGTATTTGTTTCTGTTTCTTCTATTAAGGATTTGAGAAATGCTTATCCTAGTTACTTTTTGGATACTTCAGAATTTATAGAAGCACTTAGACGAATTAGTTTAAATTGCAAAAAAATGAATTTAATAAAAGAATAAAATTGTGGACAGTGCCTAATTATGTACTTTTTGATGGCACTGTTCACATATCGACATTAAATTATCTGGATTATAAGCCACTTCTTTGCGTTTCATTCCTTCATAGTTCATAAAGCTATCTATATGATGGGCGTGAAACGCAGGAGTGATTACACCTTTGGATAAGCATACTTCACATAATGGTGACTGCATTAGTTTGCTAGCTCTAAGTTTGTGCCATCTGTCAGTATTATAAATCTTCTGTCTTTCTATCCTGTTATTTGATGGATTACGCTGTTTCTTCGCTTTCTTTAAATATGGCATTATTGTAGTATTCTGTAGGTATTATATATTCTCCATCTTCCGTAGCTATTTCCAGTGGAAATAGCTTTTTCTTCATAGTGTAACTTTGCAGTTGTGCATATTTTTTAGCTGTATAAAACTGTATCTTTACTAATTTCAGAACGGTGTCTTCCGTTACTTTATCCAGTCCTATTTCCAAACATTTGATTATAGCTTTATGAAGTAAATCTTCTACGTTCTGGGACATATAAATAGTGTCTTTATAGTAGCTGGTGTACTGCTTTAGTAAATCTGGGTAGTGCTTAACTATAATAGCCATAATTTGCTTATGTTGTGATGAAAGTGGTTTGGCTATTGCTGGATTGTAGCTGTACTGCTCGTATTGTGGTTTCCAGTTAATCTTCTTATCTAATTCTTCTGTTGATATGTGAAATATCTGTGCTGTTTTATCTATTCCATAGTCATATATATACTGTTCCAATACTTCTTTACTTGGGATTGTCTTTTTCATTTTTAAATCGTAGGTAGTCATTCATTGTTTGCCTGTTGTAGCCATAGAAGTCTTTCAGTATTGCTTCTACCAGTTTTTCCCTATCTAACTTGTTGTCTGTCTCTTTATATTTGTCTATTAAATCCAGATTCCTGTCAAAGAAATCAGCGATTATCAATCTTAATATTTTAGACCTGTCTTTCTTTAATAAATCGCATAGTTCATTCAGTAGCAGTTCTGTATTCAGGTCTATTTTAAACTTAATTTCTATCGGATAATTACACGTTCTTTCCATAGTGTTTGATTTTTAATTCTATACAAATTTACTGAAATAAAATAGGGTGTCAAAATGAATGTATTACATTCTTAATTAATTGTGTTATAGTCTCTTTATGTGTAATTGAGTACCTTTTTAGCTTTACTATTTAGAAAATAAAAAACGTAATACTATGAAGAAATATTCAATTCCCAAAGGTATAGAAAAAGAAGCTGCTGAATACATACAAGGAGTACTTGCAGAGCTTGAAAATAGAGGTGTTTTAGAGAATATAGATAATGCTGCCTTAGATATGCTGGCAAGAAATTACAGTACATTTATCAAGGCATCCAAACAGTTGGAAATAGACGGTTTGACAGTTACCAGTGATAGAGGTAATATAGCACCACATCCATTGGTAAAAGTAGCAAAGGATGCACAAACACAGGCTATGAAAGTTATGTTGGAATTCGGACTGACAGCCAAAGCACGTACAAAATTGCCAAAGATGGATAAAACGGACGACGAGGAATCAACACCATTGGAACAGTTCATTGTTGCTGGTAAGAAAGAAGTTAGATGATGAAACTTTACTATGAGTATGCAAGTAAGGTTCTTAATAATGAAATAGTAACAGGCGATACAATAAAACTGGCTTGTAAGAGATTCCAGAATGACTTATTGAGGGATGATTTGGAGTTTAGGGAAGATGTAGTAGACAGGGCTATTAGCTTTATTGGTACTTTGAAACATTATACAGGCAAGCACGCTGGCAGCAACTTCCTGCTGGAAGGTTGGCAACAGTTTATTATAGCTAATATACTGGGATTTTACTGGAAGGATACAGGAACTAGAAGATTCACCAGTTCCTATATAGAAGTATCCAGAAAACAAGGCAAGACCGCTTTAGCTGCTGCACTGTGTTTGTATTATCTAATTGCTGATGGTGAAGATGGTGCAGAAGTCTTGCTGGCAGCAAACAGTAAGGAACAGGCAAAGATAGCTTTTGATATGTGTTCCAAGTTTAGTAAGGGACTGGATACCAAAGGCAAATATTTGACAGCTTACAGGGCTGATATTCTGTTTAAGGCTACTAATAGTAAATTGAAAGTACTTGCTGCTGATGATAGCAAACTGGATGGATTTAATGCCAGTTTCGGTTTACTGGATGAATACCACGCTGCCAAAACAAGTAAGGTAAGGGATGTAATAAAATCCAGTATGGGTATGCGTGAGAATCCACATTTATGTACTATTACTACTGCTGGATTCGACAAGACTTTGCCTTGTTACCAATTAAGAACCGTAGCTATAGAAGTGTTGAATGAATTGAAAGCAGATGATGAAATGTTTATTGCCATCTATTCTTTAGATGCTGCTGATGATTGGAGAAGTGAAAAGAACTGGATGAAAGTTGCTCCTAATTTGAATATTACTGTTACCAGCAAATACATCAAAGGACAAGTACAGCAGGCTATTAATAATCCTTCTGATGAAGTGGGAGTACGTACCAAGACACTTAACCAATGGTGTGACAGTGCTACAGTCTGGCTGTCTGATGAAAGTATTATAAAGTGTACACAAGCAGTAGACCTGTCAAAATTCAAAGGATTACCCTGTTATGTTGGAGTGGATTTAGCTGCTACCAGTGATTTAACCGCTGTATCTTATTTAGTCATTGATAGTGATAAATACTATTTCAAAACTCATTACTACCTTCCTGAATCGGCACTTACAGATAAGACAGACAAGGAACTTTATAAGCTATGGAAAAGGGCTGGTTTACTTACTGTTACTGCTGGCAATGTTACTGACTATGATTATATAACTACTGATATGCTTAAATATTCAGAAATAGTTAATATACAGGCTGTAGGATATGATAAGTATAATGCTACACAGTGGGCTATAAGTGCTACAGAAAAAGGATTACCACTGGAAGAATACGCACAGACATTAGCCAACTTTAATAAGCCTACCAGAGAGATGGAACGGCTTATATTATCTGGGAAGGCAGCAATAGATAATAATGAAATAAACAGGTATTGCTTTAGGAATGTGACTTTGAAGTCAGACCATAACGGCAATATCAAACCTAACAAACAAGTAGACAAAAAGAAGATTGATGGAACTATATCTATGATACAGGCTTTAGGTATGTATTTGCAAGTACCACACTACACAAACCAAATATTTACATTTTAATGAAACTCAATATCAATTTCAATCCATTTAAAAAGAAAGAAGCCAGACAAGAAGAACGCAGCTATAACTTTCTTTCAGATTCTCTATTTTATAATTCAGCTACTACATATTCAGAATCAAAAGCTATGCTGTTATCTGCCGTTTACAGATGTGTAGACGTGATAAGTGATTCTGTTGCACAGTTACCGTTAGAACCGTATTATGTAGATGATGAGGGATTTAAGACTAAATTTACTAAACATCCTACATACTGGCTGTTGAATAGAGAACCGAACGACCAAATGAGCAGATTTACTTTTATCAAGACACTGGTTACTAGCGTACTTCTTACAGGTAATGGCTATGCTCTTATTAACAGAGATGAAAAAGGTGATGCCAAAGAACTGATATTTCTAAAGTCAGATTCAGTATCAGTCACTTTTAAAAACGGAAAAAAGATGTATAACATTACAGGGATGAACCAATTGGTAGAAGCTATCAATATGATTCATATTCTGAATTTTAGTTATGATGGGATTACAGGTATAAGTACTTTAAAACACGCCAGAAATACACTAGGGTTAACTGCCGATTCAGAAGCGCACGCAGAAGGATTTTTCAAAGGTGGTGCTAATCTGGCTGGCATTATTAAAGTGGAATCTTCATTGACGACACAACAGAAGCAAGACATAAAAACAGCTTGGAGTAGTGCTTTTAATTCTATTACTGGTACTCCTAACGGTGTAGCCGTGATGGAAGGCAATATGACTTTTCAGCCTATAACCGTAAATCCGTCTGATGCACAACTATTGGAGACTAGACAGTTTAATGTGATTGATATTTGCAGATTCTTCGGTGTGTCACCAGTCAAGGCATTTGATTTGTCCAAGTCCAGTTATAGTACAGTAGAAGCTACTCAACTGGCTTTCTTGACTGATACGCTTTCACCACTACTGGAAAAGATAGAACTGGAATTTGAACGTAAACTGTATAAGCCGTCTGAAAGGAATAATATAGATGTTCGTTTTGACACTTCCGTTCTTCTTCGAGCAGATAAGGCAAGTCTGGCTAGTTATTATAATACGCTGTTCCAGATTGGTGTGATTACTCCAAATGAAATCAGAAAGAATCTGGATTTACCAGCTATTGAAAACGGTGACAAATCATTTGTACAGGTGAATGTACAGACACTAGATAATGCAGTTACTAAGCAAATAGAGAAAGACGATGAGGTATATAATTAAAGGCAATGATTTTAGCTTTACTTGGACTATAAAGGATTGCAACGGCTATGTAGATTTATCTGCTGTTACTGATTTGGAAGTGATGTATCAACATTCTACAGTTCCATCCAAGAAATATGTAGCAGATGCCAGAATAGTTGATATAGTCCTTAAAGAGAGGGAAGAAGATTTAGGGGATACTGTTCTTTATGACAGTACTTTAGTGAAAGGTATTGAGTTTGAAGTAACAGCCGAACAACAGCAGGAAATGCTTTTGGGAGACTATAATGTTATCTGTACATTTATAAAGAATGATGATAGTCACTGCTATAAAATGATTAGGGCTTATACCATAGTAGCAGATAAAGATGGTCTTAAATATTGCTGTTCTGAATCAAAGGAAAGACTGATTAAGCTAAGTCAGTTGATAAATGATATGGGATTTATCACCAGAGATGATTTGCCTACCAAAGTAAGCGAGTTGCAAAATGACTGTAATTATGTCAATATAAATAGTGTACCTACTAAACTTAGTCAATTAGTGAATGATAGAAACTTTGCTTCCAAAGATGAAGTTCCCAAATATACAACGGAGCTTTCCAATGATGCACAGTTTACCAATGTTGTAGACTTGGCAAAAAAGGTTGATAAAGAATCTGGCAAAGGATTATCTACTAATGATTATACTAATGAAGATAAAACCAAACTTACTAATTTATCTGATTTTGATTCGACAGGCATTAATAAGGAACTGAAGGAACTGGAAGAAGCACTGGCTGCTAAAGCTGATACTAGTGAAATTCCTAATTTCACGTCTGATTTAATAAATGATTCCAAGTTCGTAACAAGTTCCGATTTACTTGCTGAAAATGTAGGATATGATAGTACAACAGTGAAAGACACATTGGATTCATTGCTGTATGAAGCTATTAATATAACTTCATTTACTAGCAATGTAGAACCTGTACAGGAAATAGGAACTAACATTAACAGTATAACACTTACTTGGAAATTAAGCCAGCCAGCAACGGAACAATTTATTAATGATGTACCTGTGACAGGCAGTTCTTTCACATTTGATACTCCATTCAACAGCAACAAATCATTCACATTAAAAGTAAATGATGGAACTACCATCAAATCTAAAACTATTGATATTAAGTTTATGAATAATATATATTACGGTGTATCATCTTCTACTACTTATAATTCCAGCTTTATTGAATCTCTTACAAAAGAACTACGGCAAGCTACAGAAATGAATTTCAGAGTAAATGCAGGCAAGGATGAATATATCTGCTTTGCATATCCTTCACATTATGGAGAAGCCGTATTCAGTGTAGGTGGATTTGAAGGAGGGTTCAGAGAAGTAGCCAAGTTCTATTACACTAATGAATCAGGATATAATGAACAATATACAGTTTACTGCTCTGATAATCCCTGTCTGGGAGATACTAGGGTGAAGGTAATATATGTATAAGGGATTACTACGATACTATGAAAGAAACACGAAATTGTAAAATTGAAAAAAGAAACGAAGATTCTAGAATTGTTGAGGGGTATGCAATAGTATTCAATTCTGAATCTAGAGATTTAGGAGGGTTTACAGAAGTTATAGAACCTACGGCATTGGAAGGAGTGCTACAACAGTCAGATATTTTATGCCTTTTGAATCATAATGAAGACAGAGGTATTCTGGCACGTTCTAAATATGGTGCAGGTAGCCTGAAACTGGAAGTTGATTCTACAGGTCTTAAATATAGCTTTGAAGCACCCTGTACAAATCTGGGAGATGAATTGCTGGAAGGTTTAAAGAGAGGTGATATAACTACTTCATCTTTTGCTTTTACCATTGATTCCGATACTTGGACAAAGAAGGAAAATGGTTCTTATATCAGGACTATCAATAAGTTCAAAGAACTGTTTGATGTGTCACCTGTCTATAAAGAAGCGTATCCTGATACGAGTGTAGCACTTAGAAAGTTGGAATCATTTGATAAGGAAGATTTGACTGACTATTATAGGGAGCTAAGACACAAACTACAATAATGAACACTTTAGAACTGTTAGACAAAAAAGAACAGTTAAAGCAACGGGCAGAGGAAATAGTTTCCAAAGCAGAAAAGGAAACCAGACGGTTAAATGAAGGTGAACACGCTGAATTTAATTCTATCACCGTTGAACTGGAAGACATAGATAAGGAAATAAGAAAGATTGCAAGCGAGACAAAACTAACAAACACAAATAATACATCTATGAAAAAAGAGAAGTTTTCACTTTTAAAGGCTATTAATGACGTAGCCAATAGCAGACAACTGGACGAAAGAGCGCAAGAAGTTGTATCTGCTGGTATTGCAGAATTTAGAAAATCAGGACAGAACTATTCTGGACAAATCGTATTACCGATTGAAGAAAGAGCCGATGTGCAAGCGACTGTAGAGGGTGCAGGACAGGAAACCGTAGCAGAAGATAAACTGGCTCTGTTAGAACCATTGAGAGCTAATTTAGTAATGGTTAAAGCTGGTGCAAGCTATCTGTCTGGACTGGTAGGTAATGTTTCTATTCCTGCTTATTCTGGAAGTAATGTTAGCTGGGCTGGTGAAGTTGCTGCTGCTACAGACGGTGCAGGTGATTTCAGTGAAGTAAACTTAGAACCAAAGAGACTAACCGCTTATGTAGACGTTTCCAAACAATTCCTGATTCAGGATTCTGCCAGTGCAGAAGAGATGCTTAAACGTGATATTGTAAATGCTATATCAGACAAACTGGAAGCTACAATCTTGGGTAGTGCTGCTGGTTCTGCTACTATGCCTGCCGGTATCTTTAATGGCGTTACTCCTGAAACAAAGGATATTACTTATAAGAGATTGGTTGATATGGAAACTGCACTGGAAGAAGCTAATGTAGCAGGAAACAAATGTTTCATTGTATCGCCATCTGCAAAAGGTATTTTGAAAACGACTGCTAAAGACGCTCTTTACAATGTAACTGACGGTGGTGTACATACTTGTGTCGGTTGTGCTGGTTGTCTGATGGAAGAAAATGAAGTGAACGGTTATCCAGTATATTGTACATCCAATGTTACCAGTAAGGGTGTTGTAATGGGACACTTTGAAGATTTTGTTATTGGACAATGGGGTGGGATTGACTTAACAGTAGACCCGTACACACAAGCAGCTAACGGTAAAGTAAGATTGGTTATCAATGCATATTTCGATGCAAAACCAAGAAGAACAGGTTCTTTCCAAAAAGCTATCTTAAAATAATATGTACGTCAAACTGGAAGAAGCTAAGAAGCACCTTCTTTTGGATGATTCTTTCAAGGATGATGATTTATATATACTTGGATTGATTGATGTTGCAGAGGATGCAGTAGCACGTAATTTGAATCTGAAACTGGATGAATTGGCAGTGGATGGGGAATTTACCCCACCTGCTGTTATTCACGCTATTCTGCTGCTGATTGGTAATCTATATGCCAATCGTGAGCCAGTATCTTATTCATCCGTTAATAAAGTGCCATATACATTTGATTATCTAATTTCACTTTATAAAAACTACAAAGAAGTATGATTGACTATATACATAATAGAGACGGTAGGGCAACGTCTACACAGGTTAGTAGAATGGATGATATAACAGAGGATGTATTCACACCAGAATTTTATTTTCTCATTAAAAATACCAATGATAATGAAGTAACTGTAGAAATTAGACCTGCTGGACAAGAGAAGTTTATAACTACGGTTCTTTATCCTGGCTGGAATCCTGAATTATGTAGTGCAGTAAGAATAAGCGGTGAAACTGGATTACAGTACGGCTATTAATACTATATACTATGAGGGCAGGGCTACTGACAGAGACAATATTACTACAGGAATCAGTACCTGTTAAAAATGAGTTTGGGGCTACTTCTATGGAATGGGTAGACTATCTGCAAACAAGAGCCAACATTAAGTTTAATTCTGGTAACAGGGTTAATCAGAATAATGAAATATTTACTTCTTATACACTTACTTTCACAATCAGGTACTATCATAAGGTAAACGAGCAAATGAGAATTATCTATCAAGATAAGAAGTATAGGATATTGGCTATCAATTCAGACAGGACAAAACAATCCACAGAAATCATAGGAGAGCTTATTAATGAATAACGGTGTAACTGTAGACGCTTCACAGGTACTAAGAATGTTTAGTGAACTTAATAGCAGACAGCAAAAGAATGTGTATAAGAATGCACTACGGAAAGCTGGACGAATTTTGCAAAAGGAAACGAAAACACAACTAAGAAGCGTAGTAGGTAAGACAATAAATCATAAGAATAGATGGGACGGTAAAACTTTAGGCAGTGGAATAAAACTAAAGGTTGATAAGAAAGCTACAGAAGCGAAGGTTCATATAATGGGGGACTTTAGGTTAAAGTTCTTTGAACTTGGAACAACTACCAGACGACTTAGAAAAAACGGAGCTAACAGAGGTAGAATGAACGCTTCTCACTTTTTCAGGACTGCCAAAGATAATAAGGAACGTGCCATCTTTGATAATATAAATCAAATGGTTGAAGAATCAATAACAAGGATTTCCAAAAGAAGATGAGCTTACAAATAGGAAAAGCTATCTATCACTTATTAAGTAAAGATAGCAGGATAAAAGAAAAGGTAGGTTCTAAGATATATCCGTTGATAGTTGAAGAATCCACCACTTTTCCTTTTATCATTTATAAAAGGACTAATATTAGTCCTAACTACACCAAAGGCAGTTATTCTGTAAATGAATCCGTTACGGTTGATGTGGTTATTGCTTCTAAAGATTACACGGATACCGTTGAACTGGCAGACTATGTAAGGGATGCTTTAGAAGGTAGAAGGGGGAACTTTGCAGGAATAGAAATAAATGATATAAGGATGATTAGCGCAGATGAAGAATACATAGAAGATACATTCATTCAAAATATAACATTCGACATAAACACAAATGGCAAACAAAATACTTAGAGGGAATGACCTGATGATTTTTAAAGATACCACTGGTGCTGGCACTGCTTATAAAGCATTGGCATTTTCAACCAGTTGCCAGCTTTCCTTAACGGGAAACACTTTGGAAACTTCATCAAAAGACGGTGGCAAGTGGACTAGTAAAGCGGTAAGCAAATTAAGCTGGTCACTTACAACAGACAATTTATATAGCGTGGAAGATTTTAATGCTTTAGTAAATAGCTGGATAAGCAGAGAGGAATTAACTGTAGCTTTTGCCGTATGCACCAATGCAGACAGCGATACAGGTCTGCCTGCCGATGGCTGGAAAATAGGCGGTGGCTACACTGGTAAGGTGGTTATCACTAGTATTACCGCTAATGCTCCAGATAATGATAATGCTACTTACTCTGTTACTCTGGAAGGAACAGGGGCTTTATCGCCTAAAGTAGCGTAATATATTCACTGGGGAAGCTGTTGCAGTTTCCCCTTTTTTATTTATATACTATGGAAATTCAAATTAAAGGTACTGCATATAATATACGATATACTATCAGGGCTATGTTCGTATTTGAACAGATAACAGGCAAGATATTCAGATTGGAGAATCTGACGGATTACTACCTGTTTTATTATAGCCTGCTGATAGCGAACAATCCAGATTTACAAATGACATTCGAGGACTTTATTAATGAATGCGATGATGAACCAGCCTTAGTTATCCAGCTACAGGAATTTCTTTCTAAAGAGATGGAAAAGCAGTCTGCATTCATTAGTGATACTGTAGATTCAAAAAAAAAGTAACGATTAGCGAACTGTATGCTTTAGTAGTTCTCGAAGCAGGTATAGCACCTGATTATTTTCTGGACAGTATGCAGATGTATGAAGTGAAGGCAGTCTTGGAAAATCTGCAACATAAGAATAAGACTGGCTGGGAACAGGCTAGGATGATAAGCTATATCATAGCCCAAACTAACAGTACCAAGCAGTTATCACCTACTGATATTATGAAGTTTGATTGGGATGAAGCCAAAGAAAAAGATACTTCTATCAGTAAAGACGATATAGCCAGACTACAGGCTAAAGCTAATCAATTTATAAACACACAAAACTAAATATATATGGCTGATTTAGTAACCAGACTATTACTTGATTCATCTGGTTTTAATAATAACATAGTTAAGAGCAGCAGGCAAGTACAGGAGTTTCAACAGATAACAGGCAATATAGTAGGTACTATAGGAAAGTTTGCTGCTGGTATTGGAATTGCGACTACTGCCAGTGACGCTTTTATGAAGATAATAAGAAGCTCACAGGCTACTAATGATGAATGGGACAATACATTAAATTCCTGTAAAGGAACTGTAGACTTATTCTTTCAGTCTATGTCTGCTGGCAGTTTTGAAGCATTTAATAACGGTGTTCTTTCTACAATAAGGAATTTGAAAGAACTTTCTGCTTTGCGTGATTCGTTGACTGATGCTAAGTTATCAATGGGATTCAATACTAAAGTCTTTGAAACGGAGTTTACGAAATATGAATCTATAATCAGGGATACCACTAAAAGCAAGCAGGAACGGGAGAAGGCATTTAAAGACTTGCAAAAGTTGAAAGACGATTTTAAAATAGATGTTACTGATGTCTTGGGAGGTGCAGAAGAAGAACTTATTCAATCATTGAATATTAGAACAGGACGAAAAGACTTTAATATTAATGATATACATAAATATATATCAATCAATAATAATGATTTTTCATCCAGAAATGAGAAAAAGGCATTAACGGAGTATCAAGACCAGTTAAAGGCATACGAAAAGGAAATAAACCAAATACAAGGTAGGATTAATTCTACTAGAGGTGATACTAATGAATGGACAGGTGAAACCAAAAAACAGATGAGGGAAAAACTGTCTTCTATTAAGCAACAAATGGAACTATTCAAACAGCAAAATTCAGAACTTGAAAAGCAGAATTTCTTGAATCAGGATAATGATGCCAATAGAGGTGAAATGATTAAAAACTATGAATATGCTTATGATTTGAAAAAGCGTATGTATGATTTTGATAAACGTACCTTGGAATTACAGAATAGTCTTAAACCTGCTGGAGGAAATAATAAGGTAAAAACAGAAGAAGTAATTCCTGCTGGTTCTGTTGCTGAATTGGATAAGCTGATAACGGAAGCCAGAAAGAAGTATGCTGCTGCCATTACAGACGATGCCAGAGTATCTGCACTAAAACTGATACAGGAACTGGAACAGAAAAAAATAGTTCTGAATATTACTGCTAAATATAACAGTAGGGAGCAGGGAGATTTAAAACCTGCTGGTATTCCATCTGTTAAAGGCTTTAATTCAAGGGATATTGGTAAACTAACTTCTCCATTTGTAACAGAAGAAGATGTAAAAGTAAATAATGATTATGCAACTTCATTAGGTGCTATTGCTACTGTTATGGGTTCTATATCCCAAATGACAAATGAAGGTGCTTCTGCTTGGTTAACTTGGAGTGCTAATTTAATGACAGCTATAGGTACTGCTATTCCTGCTATAGAAGCTCTTATTGCTGCAAAGAAAGCGGAGTCTATAGGAAATGCCGTAGCCAGTGCCACGCAAACACCAGTAGTAGGTTGGTTGTTGGCTGGTGCTGCTGTAGCTTCTGTAATAGCAGCTTTTGCCACTATGCCACAATTTGCCAATGGTGGTGTGGTTGATGGCAGTTCCTTCTTTGGTGATAAGATATTGGCTAGGGTGAATAGTGGTGAAATGATTCTGAATAAAAGTCAGCAGTCCAATTTGTTCAACCTGTTAGACGGTGGTTCACCTGTAAAAGGAGGTGCTATGTCTGGAGAAGTTGAATTTAAGATTTCAGATAAAGCACTGGTTGGAGTTTTAAAACAACACAGTAATAGAACAAATAGACTAAGGTAAAATGGGCTATCAATTAATATATAACTCATCTTTTAAGGATATAGATGAGAATACTATCAATATTGAAATATACAGGGATTCAGGAGGTACTTTGATAGCTTCTGAATTACTCTGTTCTGCTGATGCAGTTTCAATTAACTATGAATCAGATGATGATGTGTTCAAACCAATCAAATGTTCGGATTGCCAGATTAATGTCTTAACGACAAAGGTACTGGCTAATCTGTACACAGCATTAGGAAACCAGATATATTGTACCATCTCAAAGAATGGTTCTTTATTGTGGTGTGGGTATTCTGTTCCTTGTCTTTACAGTACAGATTATAATGAAGAATATAATTTGTTGTCATTGCAGTTCAACGATATTCTTTCATCCCTTAATAATTATAACTACACCTATCTAAATGAAAAGCAGTCTATAGTGTCTTTCTATCAGGTAATCAAACATATCATAAGCCGGATTGATTCCAATGGACTGATAAAGAATGTCTATGTACACAACGCAAAGAAGATAAATGATACTACTGATTTACTAAATAACTTATTCATATTAGATAGAAATTTCTTCGATGAAGCGAATGAAGCAGAGAACTGTAAAGACGTACTGGAATATATTGCAAGGTATCTGGGTATGACTTGCTATTATTATGGTGATTCTATTTACTTCGTGGACTATGATATTATTAAGAATATCAATTTATATACTAAATATACCCTGTCAGATGATAGTAATACGGTGGTAGCACTTGATAACACCGTTATTAATGTTAATCAGAATATTTATGAAAGTAATGCCAGTATAGCTATTGGTGAGCTATATAATAAGGTGGTGGTAGTTGCTAATTCAAATTCTAATAATACTATAATTCCTGAATGGAATGATGAGGATGATATTATAAATCAGAATGCAGACGCAAATAAGTATTATGAATCGACAAGGGATATTAGTGGTAAGAATTATACATTATTGAATGCTTTCTTTAAATCGAAGAATAATTGGGATTGGAATAAGCCATATCTTTTTGAAATTAACAAACCAATAGAACCGATAGAAGAAGTAACTCCAGATAATGCTGCATCAAATGGCAGCTACTGGCAAAAGGCAGCATACTATGAGACTGCAAATGAACCTTCCTCTTTAAATTGGAAGACATATTTTACGATAAGTGATTACGGTCTGATGGGATGGAAAACAACAGACGGAGTCCAATTGTCATTGAAAAATAAGCTACCTATAGCAGTCAAAGGTGGAACTTTCATTATTGATATAAATTATAGGCTGTCTGGTGATTGGAATGCAGCAGAATGTATTGTAACATCTGATGAACAATACTATGATGGTAAATATTCCACGGGATTCACGGATACGATGTTTAAATGTAAACTTGCAATTGGTGATAAGATGTACTATGATGGTGATGGATGGGTTAATTATCAGGAGTATCATAATAAAGTTGCAAGGAATTATTATAAGATATGTAACGGTCCAAATACTTGGGCAGGTGCAACTTGGTATAAGTATCTGGATGAATACGGTTACTGGCGATTTGTTACTAAAGGGGAATATGATTCTATTTCTGGACGTGAAAAGTATAGCGGTGGATATGCAGATAGAAATTACGTGTATTCATATATGAATAGCAGTAATGAGCGTGTATTTGTCGAGAAATGGTTCTATGATGAATGTAAATTGCAAGACTGTTTTTATCTGGTGCATAAGAATAAAGTAGGGGATAAGGTGTTTGATACAGATTATTCATTGACTAATACAGTTTCGTGGCGTATGAATCTGGCAGAAAGTGAAGATGGTGTTGCCGTTTCATTACCATCTGATAAAATGACATTAGGGGAGTTGACATTTGAACTTTACGCTCCTAATCAACTTGGAACTACTCCTATGAGACGTACCGATAAAGAACCTGTCAGGTGTAATTCATTTCACATTAATGATGTTAAATTGAAATATACTACATCTGATTATGTGAAGGATATTTTTAATGATGAAACGTATGATGAAGACTTGAAGTTTGAGAATGTAATTGATGAAAATATAGTCAATGATTTTGATGATATTGAATTTAGAATCAATACTTATAATGAACACGCAGGCAGTTATAGCTATGTTCTTACTAAGATAGGAGAGGAGTATTACTTTGTTGATACGTTGACTGATGCAGCTTCACTGGATAAACTGAAAGCAGAAGAGCACTGTATTAATAAATATGTGAATTACTACAGTAAACCACGGTTCAGATACAGTAACTCAATAAAGAATAGGGATATATCGCTTAATTCAATCCTGAAAGAGAATACCTTGAATAAGAACTTTGTAATCAATTCCATCACTTACGATTTGATTAATAATAAATGTGATGTTGAATTGAATGAAATACGATGATATGGAAATAAAATCTAACTATATACCACATAATTTCAGGAACAAGTATTTAAAGAATGTAGGTGGAAGTTATTCGAGCACAGTTTTACAGCCAACAGTATCAGGTGAAGCAGGTACTAAAGTTGTGGTAATTGATGATTTGGAAACTTCCAGCAAGGATAAGGCATTATCTGCCAATATGGGTAAATACTTGAATGAAAACAAACAAGATAAGAATGAATATGTAGATACGATAAATCAGTATTTAAGCACAGATTCTGATGTGAAATTTAACTCTGTCGCTGGCAAGAATGGAGAGTTTGACAATCTGAAAGTAAAAGGAGGGCTGGATGTCTTTACTATTACGAGTAATGAGGTAAGGGGAACTAATGGAATTTTATATGTTACCGATTCAGCACAGGTAACAGGTATAACTTCCAATGAAAATAATGTAATGGTTCTTACAGTCAGTGATTCTGTCTTTAGGGTGGATGATATTCTACTTAGCCAGACTTTTGATTCATCTTCAAAGAAGATAGTCTTAAAGGTAACTACTGTAGATGGTACAACTATTACCTGCAATGTCATAGAAGCATTAGGCAATATAGAAACTGGTGATGCTTTAGTAAGGATAGCCAATACGAGTGATGCAGCCAGACAAAGTTCTATCCTGCTGAATCCGTATGATGGCTGTATTGATATACGTACAGGTTGTACATCTGAATCAGATTCCATAGTATCCAGTAGAATAGGTAATCTAGATGGAATTACTGATACAGATTTTGGGAAACTGTCTGGTGATGGACTTTATTCTAATAATGCTTATCTGTCTGGTGCAATAAGAAACTTATCTGGAAAATGGGAATTGAAAGATGATGGTTCTGGTAAGTTGGCAAATGGAAATATTAGCTGGGATACAAATGGTAATCTAAACTTAAAGTATGGTACGAGGAAGGAGTTTAAAACTATAGATATTGATGATTATGATTTTGCAAATGCATTTGAAGTTGATTTAAAGGATGGGTTGAATTTCTTCTTTACGAAAAATAAGGATAATGACCCTAGAACAATAATATTACCTTGCAGTGATACATTTATAGGGCTTGAAGTTGAAATGATATTTAAGGGAAATCCCGGTTTAATAAGGATTGAATGTACAAATAATTATGCGTTTATGTATAACGGGCAAGATGTACGCTACATTTCAATCGGACATTATCCAAGACGATTAAAATTAGTAGCGAGAAAATATAATTTCTCAACTAAGGGTATGTGTAGTTGGTGGATTGATAATGCAGCAGAGTTTAAAATCAGTAGTGATGGTACATTTGCAGGAACATTCAGGTCTATTTGAGTTTATGAATCAGCAACAAATACAATTAATAATAGCCTGCATACTGGTTGTCGTAGGTATAGGATTACTGATAGCAGGATTCTGTGTAGTACCTGTAGGTATCATACATAGTTCTATTCTGGTAGCATTTGGTGAGGTGCTTACTTTCGTTGGAGCTTTATTTGGAATAGATTATCATTATAAGAGTAAATAATATTAGCCTGTAGTCTTGATTGATTACAGGCTTTTTTATTACCTTTGCAGCAATTCCAGATGTCTAATGAGTTAGAACTGGAAGGACATATTAGTTAACGAAGAGCGTTTAAGATATTACCTTGTTCAGAAAATCGCCAATTTAATGAACAACTCAAGGTGATAAGCAAGAACGCTCACGTCAATGTTATATACCTATCTTGTTAAGATAGTCTATATATCGTTTGGCGTGGGCTTGTTTATCATTGAGTTGTGGGTGTTTGGCGATACCTCTGAACTGTGATATTCAAGTTCCCACGCTTTTCTCATTGTATAATACTATCCAAAGGGAACAGGGTAGATAAAACGATATATAACTACGAATCAGACATTAAGAAACAACTTTTGCTACTATCTTTTAAGTAGCCAACTCAATTTTTGAGCAGTTTATATTTTAATTTACTAACAGAAAAATAATTAGATATGGGATTCTTTAATTTTGGAAATAATAGTAAAGCAGAGATTCAATCTTGTGCATTAAAAATAAGTACAGGTTTAGGACAAATAGAACAAGAATATGCTTCTTCTAATGGTCAAGCTACACCTATGGTAAAAGGTATCGCTTCAGCGTTACAAAATGAGGTTAGAACATTGGAACGATTGTTAAAACCAAATGGAAGAACTGACTGGAATCTATATAACTCTATTGCTGTAAAATGGTATGATGGAAGTGAAATCCCCTTGCAGTTATTTACCGCTAGATTAAATAATGAAGCTAAGGGTGTGTTAATACAAACAGGTATTGATATAGGTATTTGGTTATAATAAAAAATATGTCATCAACTATATTTGATTTGTATTATATACAAAAGCAAAACGCTTTCATTAATGAAAAAGGGCGTAATAAATATGATAAACTATACCAAAAAGTTTTAAGTTCATCCATTCTAGCTAAGTTAGAAGGTATGTCCATACACGGAGGTCAAGCCCCTGGTGCAGAAGACTTCTCTATGGTTGCAACAAGTAATTGGTCTGTATTCTTCAAATTCGACCAAATGACTACAACTATGGGAGCATTGATAGCCTTAAAGGTATGGAATGAGAAAGTAAATATAAGATATGGTATGGCTGATGATTATAAACTATTAAGAATAGCCAATGCCATTATAATATCTAATGGAAATACTTTATAGTAATGGAAACAATTGGAATAATATTATTAGCAATAGTCCTAACAATAGTCTTGAAGTTCATCTTTTGGCGCATAGGAAGAAAATAACAAGTTGATAAAAATATAATTGAATTATGGGATGGTTTAATTCACAAAATGACAATGAGTTTAAAGATTTACTCATCACTACTTACGATACAATGGGATATTTAATAAATGAATTAAATTCAGCACAAAGAGTAACATCTGTTGCTGATGAATATATTTCCCAAATGAGTAATCAGATTAATAGATTATATCAAATGAATAGTAATGGACAATTCGATTCTACAAGAGTGATAATAGATGGACAAATGGTATCTGGAAGAGATTCTTTGGTTGGGTTTGTCCTGTTTGCCAAAGACGTAGAAAGAAAGACTGGAAAAAGATTCACCTTAAATATTTAAACATGCCAACATTAGAACAACGGAAAGCTGCATTTAGGACAATTTTTGATGTTGCTATCCACAACAAAAAAGAGTTGAATGATAATCATAAATATTGCTTGATTAGATGGGGACAAGATATACTTCATCTGTCTATTATTGACGCACAGGAATGTTTATCCCCTGCTATGGCAAATGGATTTGCTAACTTTCAACAGTTAAGTTCTTTAGATAAAGAGTATCAAATTGAATTTAGGAAGTTATTATATGCCATACTAAATTATAGTCAAATACCAACCGTGCAGGAGATAACAGATTTTAATTCTGTACTATCTGTCATTGAAAATAGGTATAATCTTCCTAATTCGTATTCTAACTTTGAAAATTCAGTATATAATACCACGCCACTAAAGGAATGGTGATTATGTTTGTACAGTAAATTCCCAATATAAGAATAATACATTAATTATTAATGTTTCTTGTATTGGGGGTTCTTTACTAGTATAATCCTAATAAAATAATGAGGAAAATATTATATTGTATATTGCTAATGTTCTTATGTTCTGTTTTATCTTGTGATAGGAAAAGACAATCAAGTGAACAGGATATGAAAGATTCGTTAGCAGCAGCTAACTTTATGAAATGTGCAAAGTTTCTATATAGCACTTTCTTGGCTCCCTCTAATTTGGAAGAACAGGAAGAATATGTAACATTCCCTGTTTTTAAGAAGCTATATCCATTAGAGAATGATTTAGTTGATACTGTTTGTGCTGTTTGGTTAGATTATACGATTGAAGATTCTTGTACACAACAGTCTGTTGTAAATAAAGATTCTCATGATATTGCAGTTACTGCATTACTTCAAGCCTATATTGAAGCAAAACAAATCCAACTACCTCAAAATCCCGTGGATAGGTATAAGTGCATAGATAGTATCATTACTAATAATCTTATTCCAGATGCAGAACTAGAAAAGGACTGTGGTAATCAAATGCAAATAAATGCAAGTTTCAATATTAGTGAAATTTGGACGGAATATTTACGTTATCATTATGAGAAACTGTTAGAAGAACTGTTGAAGAAAAAGAGTATTTCATTACCATTGCAAACAGAACAAGAAGCATTTGATAAACTATTGGAAGCTCAAATCAATTATTTTGACTCTATTGGATATAGTGGTTCAGCTTCTTCTATTGCATATAGCCAATTGTATGGTGAAATGTATGCTATACATCTTAAAGGAACTTTGGATTTATACTTTGCATTACAAGCAGAGAATTATAAGCCTGATAAAGTTTACAAGCCAATCTCAAATAGTATAATCATACAGGAATATGATACGATATTTCACGCCATAGATACTAAAAATTTCTACGATTATTTGGATATAGGTTCAAGAGAAAAAGTTAAAGCATGTCTTTCAAATGAACAGAAAGCATGGAATAGCCTTATGAAAGTAAGAAAAAGCACTTCGAGAAGATTGCAAGGTAGAATAAAGTCTGTGTATGATAATGCAACTTATCGTTTACAACGATACCATTTGATTCAGCTAAAAAATGCTTTTGAAGGATATGGGGCAATGTCTAATGATGTTTATTCTTGCTTGTTATCTGATACTTGCAGTTATGAAGAATTATTGCACACTCCTAATTTTACTGTAAAATGGGATTCTAAAAGTATGAAAGAATAATATGCTGTTTACTATGAACACAGATTTAATCTATGTATTATTAATACTGTTTCTATCTTGTACTAGTAGATTGATTCAGAAGTAGAACAAGGTAGTATTATTGAAAAGAAAGATATTACAGACCATAGTTATACTATTGAAGGTAATACTAAGACTAAGGGTGGTAGATGTTTTTACAGTAAAGCTATTTGTAAAAAGGCTTATGAACGTGAGGTTATTGTAACAATGAAGTTGGAATATATGAGGTCTATTAAAAAACAAGCAGAAGAAATAATTGACAACAATATTCACTTATATAATCTACCCAAAAATGAAATTGCAGTTCATTTCTTTAGTTGAAATAGATGTTATGAATGACATGAAAAATAACCAATAATATATTTATTGTCAAATATTATTTTAAGTACAAATATGGAAGGTTGGATAGTGTTAGGATTAATATTGATAGTTATCGCATATCTCTTTGGTAGAATAGGGTTCGCTGTTGAGGAAGACAAAGAACGGTCAGAATATGCAAAAACAAATGAAACTATAGATAAGGCGATTAATGCAGAAGATAACAAGACACGGAATTTAGTTATCAATACATTAAAAGAGATTGGTTGTCAACCAGAAGTTGATGATAAGGATAGAATCTGTTTTAAATACCAAGGTGAGGAGTTTTTTATAGATGCAGATAATGACTATCTGTTTGTCACTCTTTGGGATACTTGGTGGCTATGTGTCGATTTGGATAATGCCAATGTTGAGCATTTGAAGGAAGCAATAAATCTGAATAACATAAGAAATATTGTTTCCACTGTTTATTCCATAGATGAAGATAATAAGCAAATGGGAGTACATTGCAAGGCAGTAATTCTATTTGTTCCTTCCATAATAAATATAGGAGATTATTTGAAAATTGTACTGGATGATTGCTTCAAAGCTCATGACTTACTAAAAGAACAGTTTATACGTCTTAATTTTAAACAAGAAAAACATGAAAGCCCACGGGTAGTCGTTAAAGGATTTAATTAATAATATCATGAAGAAGTTTTTTAGTTCCATATTTAATGCTCATCCTCAAGTAAAGAACATCTCTAAAGATAAAGAGGATGATTTGATTGATAGATTGGAAAATGAAACGTATCTATCAAATGAATTTAGATTTCAACACCAAAATGAAAAGTATCAATTACGAGCCACTCCTAATGAGAAAGTAACTTTAGGAGTACTACTTAATAGAACTTTTGACATAAGGCAAGAAGAGGTTTCTGATTTATATATTGTCACAGACAACATTCATGAGAAAAAAGGGATACTTGTTGTAGACAGCAATGAAATCTGGAGTTTTGATTTATGCAATGCAGTCCTTATCAAACAGGACAATGGAGATATGGGCTATAGATTTAGTGAAAATGTCATTTTGTCTATTTCCTATAGGAAGGGATATGTCAAACAAGAAGATGATGATAAGTCCATTAGCAGAGTGAACGACAATATCATTGTACACCTAAGAGGATGTGGAGGTGGAAAGGAAACATGGTTTATCCGTGCATCTATCATGTTACCAACATTCAGCCATGAAGGAGATAAGACATATGCCAGAAATGCGAATCAACCTCAAACACTGAGTGTTTTGTTTGCCTATGACCATACAAGCCCACAGCAAAGGATAGAGGAATATAAGGCTATTCATGACAAAGCAATTGAAAAATTCAACAATAGAGAAGAATTGGATTTTTATGAATATTGTATTATGTCTCAAATGACGCTTGCCATTGGAAAGGATTTTTATTGGGGTAATGAAGTTTTGAAAGAAAATAGATATTGGGATGCAATTGTGTATTTGGAAAATGTATATCATGCTTTGAGAGAAAGTTGGCTAAGGAGTAGCATTACAGATGATGATAAAAGAATGTTTTATCAAACCTGTTATCTCATTGGATATTGCTATGCAGAAATGGGTTTATATGAGAAAGCCCTTTTCTTTCTGGAAATAGTTCGTCCCTTAAATAACATTAGATACAACATAGAATACATAAATTGTTTGGCAAATAGTAGAGATATAAGAGCAATTAATACAATCCATAATGAACTTAATCAATTGGCGCAGTTAAAAGAAAGTGAGATTACGGATGGCATTATATTTTATCACAATTTCCTACGTAGGAGAAGAGCATATACTTTTGTTGATATGGGACGGTTGGATGATGCAGAGGAAGCATTTAAGGAAATGCTGAATGAAGATGCAAATAAGGAATATGCCAAAGGTGAACTGGAGTATATTCAAGAATTGAAAAAACTAAAAGGCATAAATAATATTGCATCAGAAGAATAATATGAAGGTAGAATTATTAAATAAGAAATAATGGGAATTATATTACTTAAAATGCCTCAATGGCTAATTAGTGTGTTTAATTGGTTTACACTATCTTCTATGAAAAAGATAATTATTACCCAAATGCTCATAGCTATTATAATTACTATGTTTGATAAGGCATGCGAGATAATACTAAAAGGACCTTGTGTTTGGGATATACAAGATGTTGTGGCATTCATTATATTAGATACCGTATTAATAATTAAACAAATGAATTATTTGTAAATATTGAGTAAAACAGCATTTGAAGAAATTCATTTGCTGTTTTTTTTATTGTTCTATCAATAATTACAACACATCTTTTACAACAAGGCTTGTTAGAGAATATATATAATAAAATCTGATTAATTAATTTGTTTTTTGTACATTTGAACACAAAAATACATCATACTAATAGTAAGCTTCAAGTCAACATGAAAAAGATTATTTTTATAATGTTATTAGGATTAGTCTGTAATACAATTAATGCCCAAATTGTAACTAAACAAGAATTAGAAGAATATACTAATATAGGGGATATGTCTTGGTCAGCTAAGGCTAAGGAGCTATCTAATGAATATAAGCTGAATGAATTGGGTGAACTATCATTATCGGTTATAAAAGAGTATAAAGGTCAGTCCAAATCTCAATTATATCGCAAAATTATAGATTGGGTCATATCTATGTCTTCTGATGCAAAGTCAGCTATACAGGTTTCAAATGAGGAAGAAGGAACAATCATAGCACGTTGTTATCTGCCTAATATTGCCAAACGGACTATGGGAGATAACTCATATAGAGTAAGTATTCGACCACTTATTAAATTTGATTTTAAAGAAGAACGTATTCGAATGACATATACTTTACAGAACTATGAGGTATTGAAGATAAATGACGATAGTGGATATGTCATAATGTTTGGTGGTGGTTTTGGTGTAACAGGTAATGGCGTTACTAAAGATACCCAAATATGGGCACTTTCTGATTGCTTTCCATTTACAGAAAACAGACAACATCCTAAAGTGACCTCATCACGAGCTTTTGTTTATTCACTATCATGTTATAAAATCCTTGTAGACAAAATTGATACAGTTCTAAAGAAGCCATTGCAAACAAGTAATGATGATTGGTAA